TCTGACTCTCTCTCTGTCTAAACTGTCTCCACCACCCCATGAATAATGTACATATTCAAGATCACCCTTCTCAATCCTGTTAATATACTCAAGAATTGCTTTGCGAGTGATTTTCCTTGTTAATCCTTGAATAGGATAGAGTGGATCTTCATTACCATAGAATGACCAAACATAATCCACAAACTCATCTAAACTGTTCATTAGTGGTCTCCTTTGTTGATTACATTAGTATTATAACCCATATTCGTCCAAGGCGTAACAAAGAATGTGCCACTTCCATAGCTGTCCCAGAACTCCTTGGCAAGGATCTCTTCCATGACGTATGCTTCTTCTTCTCTTAGATCATGGTCTTTCAATCCTTCTATGGTCTGTCTTACATGGACTAACTCATGGCATAGAGTCTCAGCATACCCAGTTGGTACTTGGTCATTATGAATATGAATCAAAAACTCTCCATCCTCATCCACCTGACAGAATCCCAGACCATATTCATCTGTCAGATCAACTTGATTAACTTCTACTACAACATCATTCAACTGTGGATACTTCTTACACATGAAAAGATATATTTCCTCTGTAAGGATCTTACTTTGATCGCAGTGCCAGTCTCCAGATGTTAGTAACATTTACTTAACCTCCATCCATTTGATAGGATTACCCTGAGTCAGTTTCCATATGAAAACTGATCCTACTTCTTCACTCCAGTTTTTAGCATAGTGCTTTGCACTTCCAAACTCATAGAAACCGATAGAAGTTGCCTTCTCCCAGTTATATGTACTTGTCAATGCCCAGTTGAATGATTCCATTGTGATTAAAATGCAAGTTTGGTTATTGCTAAGTCAATTATATTTACACCCCAGTGCATGAACCAAAAGAATGAAAGGAGAAAAATTAATTTCTCCTTTGCTGTCATGTTTTTTGCCATATTACCTCATGTATAAGTATCCACCTGCCCATCCGCAGTTTTCAGGATTAAGAACATACTCACGCTCTTTAATCACTCTCATATCATATCTTACATACTTTGCTGGAGACTTCCATGATGCTGCCTTGTAAATCTCTCCTGTTTTCTTATCAACAAAAGCATGAACACTTCCATCACGATACTCATTTCTATCTTGGAATGTATCATAATCCTGTTGGATGATCTTATAATACTTCTTACCATTCTGTATTCTAAATCTCATCAACTTAGCAGTTCCATTATCCATTGCATCTAACTGATCCTGAGCATACTTGGATAGTTCTTTCTTACTATCATCACCATTGAAGTATGCACTGTTTCTTTCAATCATTCTTCTGTGATACAACTTGTAGTTCTCTGCAAGTGATTCACATAATTGCTCTGTCCACTCAAGTACTCTTGTTTCAAGAGTTTTTGTCTCATACTCAGCACTTGTAAGTGTTGTTGTTTGAAATGCCATAAATGCTCCCTTGATTGTTTACTCTTATATTATAGCAGTAAAAAACCCTCTGTGAAGAGGGCTTGTACCACTTATTCAAGTGTCTATAGATCGGTTCCTCCTGTCTCTACTACTTCTACAATGTCCTCAAGAACTGCTAGGATCTCATTTCCATTGTTGGTAGTGTCCAAAAGAAATTCTGCGAAATTAGGTGACATGACTAAATTAGTGTCGGGTTTATAAGGGGTGTGGGATGCGACTTCAAAACCGCAGTTGGTACAAGAGGTTCGACTTAAAGAGACTAAGACCACATTTCATTCACGTTGTGAATATAGTGCGTTGCTCACCCTTGCCTTGCGTCACATCTGACCCACAATGTAGTTTTCTATCGCCCCTAATCCTAAAACTACCAAAAGGGATTAGAGCAGTTGAGAGAGTGGGGCATCGACATAGGTTTCACCTATATGCCCAAATTTACCCTATAGGAATCGCTTACACCTGAACCCCTACTACATCTGAAGGAATGAGAAACTATAATTTCTCTTCTGTGATGCCTTGAAATCATTTAAGTCTCAAGGTCTGCTCTGTGCATATCCTTTGATGATTCGGGTATAGGAACCACGTATCTCTCAACTTCTATAGTATAGCAGTTTTACGTCATGCTTCAAGGACGGATGTTACAGTTCTTAAGCTGGCACACCAGATGGAATTTCCTTCGGAACTACGTTAGTCTGAAGAACCTCTGTGAAATCCTCATTGTACTTCTGATCTATGGCAAAACATTCCCACTGATGATCTAATGTAAAGATGTAAACAAATTCTGCATCATTAGCAGGATTTCCTACATAATCATCAAAATTTAGATCCAAACGTGGTTCAGTATTGTCTCCTCTGTCATTATAATATTGAACATGAGGTTCTACCTCATTTCTATCCCAATCTGTATCAGAATCACAGCATGAAATGTCTCCACCATCAAGTAACTCTGCAACCTTCTCTCTTGTGTTAAACTTTGCATTTAAAGTAACACCTAACCACTGAGGATAACCGTCCCAATGATGATAAACTGATAGAATAGCACCATCCGCAAGTTGTAATCCAATCCTTGATCTTGTTGCCATTTTTAAAAAAGGGGATAAAAAACACGTGGGATGTTAGTTCTTTCTGTGGTTGCGATCCACGAGGCACATCCATCTCCTCGTTTTTGTGTGTAGGACTTACAGGGCGTAATTTCTCAACTGAATTGAGACAACCATAGACCCTTGCCTAAATGGTGAGAGAAACAAAAACGAGGTCTTACATCCAAATCTCAGATGTCTGACTCGGTAGTATTTTACCCTAACATCATGTCCTTGCTTCTAAGTCAAGGTAGTTAGGAACCGATGTCTCAGGGATGAGCATTTAAAAATGCCTCGTTTTGTTTCCCATGTGCTTATTATAGTGCATCAAGCAATGGATTCCACTCAACCTGTGACTCTTTCTCAAGTGGCACAAGCCCCACTAGCGATTTGTTGAATAATGCTCTACCATCTTCATTCAGATCAAATAGTATGTAGTTTCTACCATTCAGTATGGAAGATCTACCTACTGTTCCACTACCAGCACAAGGATCTAATACTGTTGATCCTTCATTACTAAACATGCTTACAATCCTATTCAACAGTGATATGGGTTTCTGTGTAGCATAATCTAACTTCTCTATACCTTGAATCTGTTTAATGTCAGTCCATACATCCTTAACAGGAATACCATCCATTTCATCAAAATACTTCTTGACTCTTGGAATACCTGTCTTTGGTGAATATTCAAGTCTATTATCTTCATCTAACATTATCATTCTTTCTTTTGATATATGCCATTGAAGATTATTACCCTTCCATGTATATCTTAAGTTAGGTCTTGATACTACATTAGGTTGTCTATTAACTAATGCACTTGTCTGGTATTTCTTATTACGATATGGACAAGTCTTAGCTTTCTTAATAGTTTCAGGATCATATTCTTTATGTTCAGGATTGTAAATTGATTCTTTACCTTTCTGATAAACAATTATACTATCATGGTGACGTTGTAATTGTTTCTTAGACTTGTGATTCCCACCTGAAACCCATACTATCTCGTTCTTAAATCTATTCTCACCAAATATATCATCTAGTACAATTCTAATGTGGTGAGATACTTTTGGTTCAACATGTACTACGATATTACCAACATCACTCAACACTCTATAACATTCTAGTAGTAATGGTCTTATCAATAATTCCCTATAATCACTACTAGATTTAAACTTGTCATCAAAGTGATAAAAGTCTCTTCCAGTACAATAGGGTGGATCAACATAAATGAGATCCACCGAATTAGAATCTACTTGCTTAAGTAGTTCTCTACTGTCACCTATTCTATACTCGTTTAGCATTTTCAAGTTCAAGAACAGTTTCCTTTGCTTTACCTCTATATTTGTCCATTATAGCAGCAGGAACATTCTTCAACAATATATCAGGATGATTTGGATTAACTAACTCATTAACTGGAATAGCAATGACTTCAAATCCATTTGTATTCATAAAGTCAAACTCACTTGTAGGTACTACAAACAATGCAGCATCAAATTCATCTGAACCATAGGCAACATGACCTGATGCACTCTTAGCACCAGCGTTCTTCTGACTATTCCTACGTGTTGTCTCTAAGAATAGTTTTGGTCTTCCTGATTTCTGCTTACCACCACGATACTTAACTTGATCTCTTACTGTTGCTTCAGTTAATATATCCCATGTGGATTCATTACCATTAGCATCATTCTCTGCACCTTCACTATTGATGCCACACTCTTCTTTCAACCAACGTCTAGCATATCCTTCAGCAACAAACTGAAGAAACTTGCCGATGTCTCTTATATTATTTTCTTGGACTTTCTCTTGATATGCTTCAAGAATCAAGTCCTGTATGCTGTAATTACGCATTGAGGATTAAATGATTTCTATAGGCATTATAATACCTCTCACATAAAAATGCAAGAGGTATGTGAAGCTTTTTAAACTGTCCTATTCGTCGTACACTCTGCACTCAAATGCGTCAGGATGATTATCACAGTAAACTTCTAAGTGTTGATCTTGGTGTCTAGTGTGATAGTCATTAATAGCACCATCATTTGAATCTACCTTATCATCTTTATGATACTCATCATAATTAGCATGAACATCTTTCAGATCTGCTTCTGTGTACTCTAACATTCCATGATTAACATGTTCTTTATGATCTTTAGGATCAAGATATACTTCGTGTTCTAAATCGTGTTTGATTTCAGACATCTAGTAAGACCTCCCTGAGTGGTTCCATTTTAAGGAATTGTTCATCCATATTATAATATAATTTATAGTTTTCTGTCGTCAAATAGTATCCTTTTATGTCATTTCCATCACAATGCCAACCATAGGCATTAAGACGTTCATCAACACCATCTATTCTTAACTTCTTACCACCTGAAAGGTAGTCGTGATATCTTTCGTCTAAGTTAATCATTGCCTCTGGAAGTATGTGTTGATATTATAACATAGTTATATGTTTTATCTATAAACTTTATGTTTGCTTTATACTACCTACACATTTATTCATCATCTTGCTTTGGCCACCAAAAACCGTCTGCTGTCATCTCGTAACCAGCATCAATCATTTCTTGATATGATTTATGTGCTGTATGTGGATCTTGTTCCATAGCATTATATGAATCTAATGTATATGGTGGTGCTATTCCATCCTCATTAGGATGTAAGTTTGGTGAATCTAACTTAAATCTTTTTTTATCTTCAGCTGTTGGTGTATAATCATATCCATACTTCTGCAAGTATTTGTTAAACTCTCTTTCAGGTACTTCACCATTCCAATATTCACTCTCAGTATATTCTTTATCCAAATTAACATCATCAGGATTTCCATTTAACTTAGAATATAATCTCACACTTGTATTAAAACATGCCTTATGATATCTCATGTTATTTCTAACAGTTTCTAAGATAGTATTATATATTTCATCAGAATCACAATCAGACTCTATTGCATCATTCACCCACATTTCTAGGTTTTCAAGAGAATAACTTTTTGGATCAGATTCTTGAGTCATTGTCATACTTAATTGCTTGATCTATAATAACTTGTATCTCTTTACTTGTCAAGTCATTTAAGAATTTCCAATTAGGATCTTGTCTGTCCCATTCAAGAGAAAATGAACCATCTTCATTCTGATTCACTTTTAGACTGTCGTTCATCATCTTTGATTTGTTTTCTAACCTGTTTAGCATAATATACTTCCTGTTCTGTGTACCAGTCAGGGTGTTTCTTCGCTCTCTTTATTAATTTCTTTGCTGCTTTCTTGGTACTCCAATCTGCTGACATATTTACGGATTTGTGATATTCTACTGAATAAGGTATTTATATCTGATTCTAATGTGTATAATTGCTTAGAGTAATACATATTCTCTTCAGTCAAATACTCAACTTCATCCTCAAGTATCTCAATCCTAGTCAGTAGTTGATCTCTCATCAACAACATCTCATCATAGAGGTTATTTCTTCTTAAGTTCATCTAATACCTGTGTTGATTTATCTAATTGGTCTAATGCTTCCAACACCTCAGATGTTTCTTCCCAACTCCATTCTTGGTTGTGCTGTTCATTCTTCTTTTCAATCTTATGTGTTTTAGTTGACATTTCTCTTCTCAGTAGTTACATCATACTCTATCACAATCTTTTTAGATTGTCTACCTGAACTATCATAGGTTGTAAAACTTTGCAATGTACCACCTAACTCATTTACTCCCATGTGAGTAAATGCTGCTAGTATTTCCTTTTCATTTCTTTTGGTCATGTTAATTTACCTTTAATGAATCCTATGATAATTTGGATGAATGACTTTAAAGAATCACCTTCTAATTGATCGAACATGTGCATGTTTAATCTAAATGCCCAGTTTGCCTCAACAATTATTGCATTTTGTTGTGATTCTGTCAATGGTAGTTCATCAAGTATGCTACGATACTTAGTCTTGTACTCCTTGGCATTATCTATCTTATCAAACTCATAGAAGTATAATCCTTCACC